GAATTTGACCCATACTGCTCTCTCATACAGAGAGTTAAACTTCTTGAGTCCGTAGTCACAAACTTTTCCAATCGTGCAACCTGGCCATACTGCCACCAACGTACCAAATTCCGGAATTGGAAAATCTGCAGACCATTCAACTTTACCTTGATTAATTTTTGACTTAGTCGATGTGCACTGTACCCAATCTACTAGAATTCTAGATTGATCTTCTACATTGACTAAATCATCTCTAATATCTCTTTGCTCTTGGTCAATCATATTATTATAATACCATATGATCGACTAAATGTATACTCAATTTACCATCTTTTGACTATTAAAAAGAAGCGTACGGCATAAAAAATAATCATTATTGGCCATAAAAATATAAAACTGCAAATTAAAAAATAATGTTTCTTCTGCAAATGGTCAGGCAAAAATAAAGATAAAGAAAATCCAAGAACCAATCCTACTAAAATGCATCCCATAACTACAATAATCGCGTCAATCATTCTTTTTTTCCTTGTAAGTAATCCCTTATAAGTATCTTGATTCTTACGTCTATATTATCTCTAATTATAGAGCAGTCATCAAGAAGATCAAAGAATAAATGCTTATTTGATTTTATATCTAAAACCTTATCAACTTCATAAAAACCATTTCTTAGAATTGCTTTAACTACAAATTTTCTATCAACTGTAAGGTATACATCAAATGCTGTATTTAAAGAAGTATCTCCAAAGTATAGCCGCAAAGATCTTCCTGTTAAAACTTTCCATTCAGGAATGTAATAACTTAATAAATCTGCGACAGTAACTCCGTCGTAATCATAATCTTTCTTTACTTGGTATCCAGTAGGACTGATTTTAGGTGGTTGCTTCATCGTCTAGACATGGAATGCTATCATCTAAATAGCGATCTTCAAATTTGTAAGGCATCATGCCTTCACTAATTAATGTCTCTTCAATCTTCTCCCAATTGATAGAAACAACTTTGTCACTTTCTTTAAAAAAACTCTCTCCCATAATTTATTATATTACAATATTATGGGAGAGAGTACAATTTTTAGAAGTCTAGATTACCATGCATACTGATACGAATATGAATCAATATCAAATTGACGACGGCGTGGACAATATGGTCCTACGATCTTTCTAACTACATGATACTTGCCAGTAGTATTATCTTGTTCACAGTAACGTTCTAGCACACCAACCCTATCGCGAGTTCCAAAAAGCGTTGCTCCCCAAACTCCGCGATCTCTGGTGCTATCATAGGTTTCATTTCCAAACCCGTACTGCATATCAAGAACAAATTGCACCATTTCCCCAAATGTCATTCCGCCAGTGTGTCGCATCTCTCTTAGTAGTCGTTCTGTTTTTGTCATTATCCTTAACCTTTCTTTAGTTCTTATCAGAGTTTTTCTTATCAATATTAGTATTAATATTAAATCCTATGTAATCATTTCTTGTTTCACAATCCTCTTCAGTAAAAGTATATTCTTTGCCCATCTTACTTTGATCAGTAATGATATCAATATTATTATAATCTTGTTTATCTTTAAAGATGCCTCTTAACATTTTCATTTTAAAACGATAATCACCAAATTTAATACCTGCAATAAATACTAAAGCAAATCCTATAATCAACATTGTGACCATTATAATAATATCACCACTGATCATGTCGCTGTTCATTCTTTTTTGTATAGCAGTCTAATCTTTCTTCTGCTTTTTCAACTGTGCAGTCAAAATATAGATCATCACTTACTAAATCATTTACTTGTTGTACGAATTGCTCCCAACAGTTAACGCGAATATCACAAAGCTCTTCTCCTCTATTCCATGGTCTATCCATGCAGATCGATATGCCTTTAAACGATGACAAATTATGTATACCATCATCAAACAATACATCACCAGCGAGTAAATCTTTACGATGCATATCAGAAAAGTTATTCAAGTCAAAAAATGGAAGATGCTTTCTAATCCAATTCTTCTTTTCTTCATTGGCAATTCGAGAACTTCTTGGTGTAGCAGTTGCAATAATAACATCATGACCCATATCTATAAGCTTTTTCATTCCGTCTATAGCTCCACTAATAGGAACCATATTGAGAAAGAAATTCTCTTGATTAAGATAGTTGTACATTTTTGTATTACATTCAGGCTTCACCCATAAGTGAGCATTCCATCCTCGTATATCTTCCTTAGTAAGGAAGTCATTGTAATCATGATTATAAAGCTTAAGCCAAATCTCAAATGTATCTGCTAAAACTTCATCCATGTCAACTACAATAGTTAGTTTTTTACACACTGTCGTTCTTAGCATTACGTTCTTCTTTAACTAACTTATACGCAAGAAGAGAGTATACAATATTATCAAGCAATTTCTCTTCGATAGGTTCACCTTTAAGCTCAACACCTCGAACCCACTTTTTGATTGATCTAATATGTTTATTCATATATACACCAAGTGCTTGACGCATTGTCAACTCACAATCTTTTGCTGTCTCTCTAATCTCAGCAAGTCGATCGCCAGCTTCTGCATAATCAACGGCTTTAGTTTTCATAATACGTAAACACTTATCAAGTAATTCATCAAAGTCTTTATCACCAGTAAAATTTCCACTTGTTCCGCTCATCGCATCTCCTAAACTAAAGTCAACTTAACTTTATTAACGGCAACTAATCCGTTGAACCTCATGCTATTATATATTGATTCCAAATAAGAATCATTTCTGATAGACACAGGATCCCAAGACTTGGCTTTTAGAACTGCGCTATCAATTGCACTTATTAATCTTTTTTTAAAGGGCCACATGAAATAATAGTTTTCACCTATAAAATTGTTTATGATAAAATTTCTACTTTCATCAGTATACTTACCCTTCCAAACTTCAATCATAGCTGACAGACAATATGCTTCAAGTTCAAACTTCATTCTAAAGTATGCGGGTAATGGAAGTAAAAGAACTGCAGCAGGAATTAGTAACCACAAACTGAATATAAAAGATAGCGCTACGAATAATGGAGCTAAAATTTGCGGCAACAGATATGCTAGTCCAAATAACAATCTTGTATACTTCTTGGCTTGAATCGCATGAAGACCTTCATGGTATATTACTTCGTAACTGGCTTCTATTCCGATTGGTGTCGCAGCAGTATATCCAATTGTAGTATAAAAGTTTTTCATATACCCAGGATTAAAGAACATAATCTTTCCTATGGTTCTATGAAGTAAAGAATCTTCTTTAGACACAACTTTAAACTTTGGACAATAAAGTCTGACTATGGATATTGCTTCATCAAGATAACTCATCTGTTAACCTCTAAATTTATTATTCGTTTTCCTGTTGCTGCATTGGAAAATATAGTTCCATCATCTAATTCTAATTTTCCATAACGACCATGAATATGACCAAAACAAAATAATCTTGGCATTATAGTTCCATCATACTGCTTAGAATTTATCCAAGAACCAAGAGCTTTAATTCCTAAATGCTCATTATTATAACCATCAAGAAATCCCCAAGGTGGTGCATGAGTTACTACAACATCTAAATCATTAGGCAACCTATCCACCTGATCGTCGAAGTAAGGGTCTTCGAACTCATCACACCATTCTCTAATAAGCGTAGGAACACCACGGAATCCACCAAACTTTAATCCGCAGTACTCTACTGCCGCTGAAGAATCAAACCCTATTTCGAATACTTCACCACCAAACATTGGTCCAAGATCAGTGAATTCATGATTGCCACGAACAACTACAACTGGATTATGTTTACAATTCTTAGGAAAGAAATGTCGAAGTCCAAGTGGTCTTCCCCTATCTGTAAATCTTTTCTTAAACCATTGTTCTTGGCAATTCTTTTCTTTTTCATGGTCGATGGTTCTAGAATATTGTAATCCAAAACTACCAAAAACAGCTACGGCTCCTGCATTACGTTTAAGAATTGGATAGTTGTCTAGCATATCTCCAGTACAGACATACACATCTGCTTCTGGCAAATTATTAAACTGCGCGTGCCAATCACTGAAATGACATATACGCACCATGGTTACACAGTACCACGCATTATTATAAATGTATACTTATTATGGAGATTTTTGCATATCATTTTTAGCTCTTAACTTTAATCGTATTCGGCGCTTTTCTTTTTTAGATTTCTTTGTTTTCTTTTTTTGTTTATTAACTACTAGTTCTAATCTATTAAAGCAATTTAATTTTAAGCTAAAGCCATTTCTACTGAACAATATAGTTTTCTCCCATAAACCTATTCATCCCATGTAAGATCTAAGTGTTCCTGAACTTCTTCAGGTGATGCTTCAAACTGTGATATGTTCTTGACTGATGCATACCATTCACTAAATGTTGGTCGTCTTCCAAGTTGTTTAACTCTTCTATTGCTTAATGTTGAGCGTGTACGTGTTGCAGTTCCATCTTCTGCTTTTACATTAATAGTCGATGTATCAGTATCTTCTTCATACTGAAGATTCTTTTTATGCATCTTCCATTCGCTACAGAATTTCTTATATGCAGATTTTGCCATCTGTCTTTTCATTTTATTAGTATTCATATTATTCTTCCATGCCATTTACAAAATAAAGTAAGCTGATGCCAGTAACCTATGTCACCACAACTTAAACAGCGCCCTTCTTGTTTCCATTTATCTTTGCTATCAAAATCTGAAACATTTGTAATAAACTTTTCATCTAGTATAAAGAATAAGCTCGAGCATCCATTAAATCCACCCCATTCAAATGTAACAGTTTTCATATTGATAACATTACATTGTAAAGAAAAGTATTCAGTAGCTTCTTCAAACTTATCTTTATTCATGTTCTGCTCAATCACGTCACAAACAAAAAGATTCTTAGCTTTGTTAAAGAAAATATTAGCTGAACTTTCTGTTGAAAGCTTTCCTAATATTCGCACTTGATAATCTCCATTACCTAAGTTAGCGGATGCAGTATTACCAAACTTAATTGGCTTCTTTAAGTTTAACTTTAGTTTTTTCTTTAACATAATGCTTTAAAAATTCTTTCTTTTCATTACGACAAATTTGCTTAGGGTCGCTAGAATATTTATACATTATACATGATTGTTGTTTAACATGGTGAAGCCCAAGAGCATGACCAACTTCATGTCTTATTATTGTTTTTTTAGTATCATCATCTTCAAGGAAGTAGCTTCTCCAAAGCATAATTTTACTTGAAATAATATAGCCATCTTCGCGGTGTCTCCAACATGTACCATATGAATTTTTTCTATTTTCGGGATTAGGTTTAAAATATGAATAAACAATTATCATATTCTCATCTTCCCAATCTGTTACAGAATTAAAACAACCTTTTACTTCAACGAATAATTGGTAATCAACAAGATCATCCCAGTATTTAAAAGCACTTCTCACTTCATCTTTATAAAAGTAATCAGGAAAATTGCAACTAAACTTATATCTTATTGGAGTCTCGCTCCACTCCCAAGTACTAATTTTTGCATTTTCGTATATGTTGTTACTCGCATTATTAATTTTAGTTGAACGACTCGTACTACAATTTAAACATGTAATTGCTGTGATTGCAATTACTATTGTTTTCAAAAACGTACCTCGAAATCGATATCAGATTTTTGTTTTTTAATCTCAGTTTCATCTTCAAATGGATCTTCTAACTGGATTTCTAATTGAATAAACAAATCATTATTTTTTTTATGATCTTTTTTTCTCAGCTCTTCTATTAGAAAGTTGTCCATGCATTTTATCCTCCATCTTCTTCTAAGTTTTCAATTTCACTTAGAATTTTTTCCTGCTCTCTTGTAGACCAACTTACGTTTTTCTTATTAACAGTATTAAGAGTTTTATGTTCTTTTGCAATATCTCTTATATGCTTGTCTCCTTCTAAATAAGCGAGAATGCATGACTCTACCAAACATTGAATGTTTATTCCGTCTAAAGATACTTTTGATTTCAATACCTTATGATCATTCACATGTAGTCTAAAAGGAATTTGCTGTATATTACGTTTTTTTTCAGATAATTTATCACTCATCTTTTTTTCTTTCTTTAGATATGATATCAAGACGATCAAATACTTCTTCTGATGTATAGTAATACTTCATCTTTATTTGTGCATCACCTACGCATAATCTCCAATGAAGACTGCTATACGACATACCACCAAAATTATCATGACAACCTTTTCTATACTTTAAACCACGTATTGAATAGCCTACCCATTTAAACGGAATAGATATATAATGTCTCATCCGCCATAATCTAGTATACCATGGTTGAAATTGATATCTGTCGTCCATAAGCTCTCTCTATCACTCAGGTAGATACATCTTCATTTAGAATCCGTTTCCCCTTAGTCTTACTTTCAGTCTTACTTGAAGGCTTCTGGTTCTTCTCAAGCTCAGCCAACTCAGCCAACTCCTCAGGAGTACCTTCAACTTCAACAGTACCATCAGATAAATATCTTTTTTTAATCATAATTGATTCCTATGTACTATGGGATAATTATATCATCATGATAAACTATTTCCACTGAATTTTTTCTCAGAAGATCAAGGATCAAAAGAAATAATATCATCATATTTTAAAACCTCAACACCAGCTTCTCTTAGTATTCTAATACCTTGAACTGATCTGTAAGCTCTTCCATAGATAACTTTTGAAATTCCTTTGTTTATTAAAACTTTAGCACAATCATAACATGGTGCAATTGTTACAAATAATATGCACCCTTCTGTATCTTCCTTTGCTTTCACTAAGGAGTTTATTTCTGAATGTACACAATGGCATTTTCCTGGTTCAAGAGAGTCACATTGATTTTCTCCACCAGAGTAATTTCCATTATATCCTAAGCACAATGCTCTCTGCATATCAGATGTCACAATAACTGATCCTACTTTATTTCTCAAGCAAGTAGACCTTCTTTCTAAGAGAAACACAAACTGCATCCACATATAATAAAGAGATGGTCTATGAAATGTTCCATAATCATTTTGATAATCTTCTAAATGAACCTCTATACGATGTTCAAAATCATCGAGATTAATCATTCTGTATGTAATTCCCAAATCAAACAATAGTTTTTCTGCAGCTATAGCCTTCCTTAATGAATTTTCATTAATGAACCCCTTTACTTCTTCAACAACAATTTTTCCAGTTTTATAAATTATTTCAAAATCTGGATTGTAGTAATGATCTTTTCCTTCATTATCAGTCCATTGAATCTTTCGATTACATCGAGTCCAGCTTTGTACAGAATCAGAATAATCCAGTTCTTTCATTCTTCTTAATTCCCAAGAAGAGTCATACCATACTTCACAACCATCTTTTTTCTTGTAATAGCCTTTTTTGTGTTTTTTACCAAAATTTTTGCTATCAAATGATTGTTTATAACAATCTCTAGAACAAAATTTGTCATTAATAGTTTTTATTCCGCAAATCTGACAATCATTATTATCTTTTCTATGAAAAGAAAGGTAGCAATCTCGATCACAAAAATGCTTACTTTGCTCTTTAAATTGAGATTTGTAGATAGAAAATTCAGAACCGCACTGATCACAATGAACATCAATGGCAGAGTCTTCTTTTCTCTTTCCTTTTGTATATTTACTATAGCATTTTCTATTACAAAATTTAACAGAATCATGACACTTCAATTTTATAAAAGTTTGATTGCAATAGTTACATGTTAATTCAACACGTTTAGATTGAAGGAAACATTGTCGAGAACAAAAACTTTTATTTCCTTCCACTTCATTTTTATTACAATTAATACATTTCATATTACGGTTCGAAGCTTACTTCAGTACTAGTAAGTGGTACAACCATTACTACTGTATCACCACGCTCGAACATCATATCTTCAAGAGCTTCAAGCTCAGCTTGTACCTGTTGACCTGGCATTACTACGTCACTTGCATTGACAACCTTTACTGTCTTTTGAAAGTGACCAACAATAAGCACAGGACAATCAAATTTAACCTGTGTTGAAACAGGAATAGTTTGACCCTTTCTAATCGTTAGAGGCATTGGAGTTCTTAGACATACTAATCCTCCAACTAATCTTGGCTCAGGTGTATCTGCATAATTACATTTTACTACATTTTTCTTTGACATTTTCTATATTACCTTTCCTTATCTAAAATATGCGGTCTTGATTCTTTAATCGCATTAGAAGTTACTTTAACGAACTGAGTGTTTTCATAGAACTCTTGAAGATTATATGCTCCTGCATACGTAAGTGATGATCGAAGGCCGCCTACTAACTTATTCAACTCCATCTCTACAAGACCTTTCATTGGTATCAATGTAGAAATTCCTTCAGCTACTGTTCCATTTTTAAGTCCGCCCTTCCAATCTACTTGAGCATCTAATGATGACATACCTCTGAATTCTTTTACTCCACGATATGGATCATATTCACCAGGTGATTCGACAGTGCCTGCAAAAAGAGATCCAACCATTACAAGATGTGCACCAGCAGCAATTGCTTTTGCTATATCATTGCTACCACGAATTCCACCATCAGCAACTATATGGATAAACTTTCCATTAGGGTGATCGTCTACAGCTTTTCTTACTTCCATGATTGCAGTTATATTTGGAACTCCAAATCCAGTAACTGTACGTGTTGAGCATACTGAACCACCACCAATTCCAACTTTAAGAATATCAGCACCAGCATCAATAAATTCAAATGCTGATTCACGAGTTACAATATTACCTATCATAATCAAAGTGTTACTACTTAATGAATCATGTAGCTTCTTAACAAACTCTAATACATCGTCATGATGTGCATGAGCTACGTCAACAGCAAGTATTTCAGCAACTTCAGATAAATCTATACAGTCTTCAATCGAATCTTGTAACCCAACAGCAATACCAATTGGCCTGTTAGCTCCTGCAATGATAGCCTCACCTCTTCTAGCATCAGCTGATTGGAACCTATGAATAATTCCCATTGCTCCTATACTTGCGAGCGCACCGGCCATCACACCATTTGTTACAGTATCCATTGCTGCCGACATAATAGGATATTTCAAATGAACTTCAGAAGATAGTGTCGTAGATAAATCTACTTCTGTTCTAGATCGAACAGAGGATTTTTCAGGAACAAGTAGTACGTCATCATACGTTAAGCAAAAATCCTTATACCGAAACTTATCATCTACCATGTATTACTTTCTCAACTTCATTAATAAAATTTTTAACATCCATAAATCTAATTTTTTCTACGTTCTGTTTTCTAATATCATCTCTTTCTCTAAGATCTACACTTGATAAGTAATCAATAATATCTATCATATCATCAGAGTCTCTCGCTGTAAACAAAGTATAGTCATCAACTCCAAGATGTCCTTCTAATCCAATTGGAATTGTGCCAAACATTAATGCCTCCCAAGGTCTAGGAGTTATGAAACCAGAACTAAGGTAAGATTTTTTACCTAACAGTGGACACGCTACGGCATTACCGTATACTTCTCTGAAGTCACTCATGGTCACACGTTTATTATACGAAATATATGGCCACATCTCACGACATTCAGTAAGGATTGGCTCTCTTGTCCAGTTTCCCCAGAACTCTACTTGAAATGGATACTCTTCACTTACTGGTTTTATCCATTCTTCTATTACATCATCACGCTCATATCTAGATCCAATGTATACAAGCTTTCTTTTTCTATTGACAGGAAGAGTTTCGAATTGAAGTAATTCGTCTATAACAATTGGAGGCTCAACACGAATTCTTTTTCTGCTTAACTCTAATGGTTGAGCTGATGTTTCAAATATTGCATCAGGTTTCCACTTCCACTCATCTTTAGCTGTCAACTTATGGTCTAGATCCCAGATTATAATCTTCGTATTAGTACCTTTGTAGTGATTGAGAATTTCTAATTGTCTATCTAAATCAGGTTGGTAGTTTGGATCATCTTTACTTACATCTATATTTCTACCTGGAATTGGAAAACGCCATTCAAGAAGTAGCACATCTAACTTAGGAAATTCATCATATACATTTTCAACATTGTTCCATGCTGATAATCTTTTAACACTTGAAAAACAATCAAATGGATTGTAAGTATTATAAATATACTCAGAGTCTCTATCTTTTTGTAAGAGATAAGTTTTCCATGATCGACGCTGGGCTTCCCATAATATACTCCAAGAATATGCAGCATTCCCATCAGGAGTAGAAACTTCTCTTCCTCCTTCAAATTTTCTGTCTGCAGTAAACCCCCAGAAACTATATCCAAATTTCATAATCAGATTCTTTCAATTAACCATGGTAGCTGCTTTTCAATATCATTATCAAAATCATCTACGAATATCTCAACAACTTTACATGCAGTCCATTTTGCAAATTGATTATAGATAGCATCTAATTCTTCTAACATAGAATTTTCAACTAGTTCATCTGTTACATGAGAATAATCACGACGTCTACAAAGTATTATTGTAGTACCAAAACTAGCAAACCTACGATCAACTTCGTATAATACTCTTTCGTTAGTATGTCTTTCGTATGCTAATGAATACACCCACTCACTTGGCCAAGCTCTATCAATTGTACAGCTTAAACCAGTTTGCTCAAGAAACTGACTAATATACGATTGGTCAAATTCCAGTGCTTCTTTAAATTTGTTACTACGCCAAAAGTCATGTTCAGATGTTACTTTAAAATATGGTGCATTAACGGCCTTACTGAGTGCTTTACCTATCTCAGTTTTTCCACTTCCATCTGGGCCTTCTACAATTAATACATTTTGCATATTAAGTCTTTGCTCCAAATAACGCGGCCCATAAAATCATTGCCCACCCTAACTTCCTAAAGTATTCTTCATACTCAGGAAAATCTTTAAAGTTTTTAATATGTTCACCAAGTTGATGATAACAGTTTTCTACTGTCATATCACTATAACCTTTAAACATATCTACATGCATCCAAAATACTTCATTAACTTCTAATCCATTAGCTTCTTTTTTAAGATTAGTAAATGGATTAGATGCACGCTCATGTCTAATATACGGCATACCAGTTGCAACTGAATGTCCAAGTATATCAGCACACCTTTTCATAAGAATGCCACACCAGATATCTCCAAACCTGTCAAATGGAAGCTTACTAATATCAGCAGGATCACTAGGAATAGTATTAACTTCTTGTCCCATAAGAAGATGATACATAAGAACTGTATACTTTGCTTTCCACATTACATTCATTCCACAAAATGGAAAGTATGAACCTCTTGGTACTAACCGATTGTCATATGAAAATTTTTCCTCAATAGGATTAACGAGTTGAGTTGGTGCATCATAATCTAATACGTTTGTCCACAATCCGTGATTAACAATTACGTCAGTTCTTTTTCCTAGCTCGTAAAAAGGTATACCACGAGGCTTAACATTGTTAAGAGTATTAAACCATCTTGTCTTTCCAGTCAACTGTTTCTTATGCTCATTAACAAAGTCAGCACCTGTCGCGTACTGTAGTCCATCGACTTCAAGCGTTGGTGGATAACAGTCGTCATCAAGCGTCATAATGAATTGATAGCCATCTTTCCATGCCTTATAGTACGCGTAACTTCTTACTGTGTCTGAACGACGAGGAATGATCCATTCATTATCACCCAATTCTTTTTTAATATTAAGCCAAGTAAATCTTTTCTTTACTATAGGTGGAAGATTATCTAAATCAAACTCTGGTTCAGAATGATCTTCCATAAGATATAAATCAACTACATCGAATAATCCAATGTCGTTCCATCTATCAATAAAATCTTTAATACAGTTCTCTCGAATTGTTGGAACTACAAGACATACTTCTTTAATTGGTTCTTTATATGTACCAACTCTAGTCATCTGTTATCTCCATCACCACTAATCATATTACGATCACTTCTATCAAATAACTTATTCAAATTCATTTCAGCTACTTCAGTTAAGGAATATCCGAGTTCATTTGCCATTGCTGAAATATACCATAACACATCGCCAACTTCCATTGCAATTGCTAGACGACGTTCTTTAGATAAAATTCCACCAGCATCACGTAAAACTTTCTTAACCTTATCTGCTACTTCACCAGCTTCACCAGCTAATCCAAGTGCAGGATAAACTATATTGTTTCCAACATCAGGATATTTTCTGAGTGTCAGCATCTTTTCTTCGTAATCATTAAACGTCATCTGATTCTTGTTCTACAATCTTTTCAGGAGTTTCAACAACAAATCCAAGATGTTTTAATACATCAACAAATAGTGGTAGCCAATGTTGTTCAAGACCACCGGCAATTTGTTTTTGCTTGCCATCTTTCTCTTTATATATAAAGTAACAATTATCGTCAAGGTGTATTTTAATGTTGAGACCTTTCTCTTTTATATCAATTAGATCTTGTATTTTCATGCTCCCTCAACCTTTACTCCATAAGAGTTTATCATACTAAAAAGAAGATCCATTGGATGAGAGTCGTAACTTCCACCAACTTTTTCATCATTAGCATAGATGAAATACCAGTCGCTATCTACAACGACCTTCACATTATCTTCACCGTACTTATCAATAATCTTTTCAAGTTCTTTAGCATACTTCATTTTATATCATCCACGTTAATCATATAACCAGGTGCACTATATTCAGTATGAGCAAATCCTGACTTACCAACTATAAGATTTCTTGGATCATCAAGTTTTCTGTTTACAGTTACTAAATAAACATTACCCTTTACAGTCTTCTTATTAATCCATCTCCATATTGTTGCAAAGCATGGAGCTTCAAATTCAATTCCGTTTCTATCTCCAAATTTAATCCATGCCATCATGCCGCCGCGGCGCTGGGCCCGTTCATTATAACCTTTAACAATTACTGGTAGAACTCCTTCAGTCTGTTCTGACTCAATGAACTCATCATAATCAGAAATAATACCCTCACGATGGAGTATACTAATTTGTTGGCCTCTATCAAATAATTCAAAGGGTGATCCAATTAAGTTAAACCCGAGCAATTCATTCTCATATTCAATGAGTTTTTCTAGTGGATGTTCGTTATCAAATTTGATATCAAAATATTTCTCCTCAAAATCAGGACGAAATTTTTTCGTTTTAAGTTTAGGATTGTCAACCCACAGTTCATAGCGAGCTTCTGTCTCTGCTACATTACTGCTAAGACTTCTAAACGCACCAACCTTTATAAGCGGAAGCGTTGCAGTCTTTGATCCACCAGTTTTATACAGGTAGTCCATAAAATCATCGTATGGTTGCTGCTTAACAATTTTCTTAGCTGCAGATTCACCAACACCTAGTACTGAACCAAGTGCCAGACGTATTGATTTTCCTTCAATAGTATGAACTTCTTTAGATTGATTAATATCTACAGGAAGAATTTCGAACCCCTGTCTTTTAATGTCATCAACATATGATTGCAGATCATCTGCTTTTCCCTCAGTTAATAATGCACAGTAAAATTCAAGAGGATAATACGTTCTCAGATAAGCTGTCTGCATCGAAATCATTCCGTAGGACTTGGCATGTGCGGCATTAAATCCGTACCCACCGAAGGCTTCCAGCATTTCCCAGAGAGTAATGGCCTTACTTTTCTCCAACCCATTCTCTTTACAGCCGGTAACAAACTTGTCTATCAGTTCTTTCTTTTCTGCTTGAAGATAATCATCCTTTTTAGATTTGTCTTTCTTAAGAAGAAGTTTACGAAGTCGGTTAGTATCTTTCATAGACAACTTACCAACCTGTGTACCAATATTAAGCATCTGCTCCTGATACACAAGACAACCATGAGTCTCTTTTAATATGTCTTCCATCAATGGATGGAGCCACTCTACGAGTTCAGGGTTATGTTTATAGTCTGCATACAACTTATCCATGTTAGACTTCAATGGACCAGGACGATACAGTGCTCCAATTGCTGACACATCATTAAAACAGTCAGGCTTGATTCTCATTGAAACTTTGCGAATACCTTTATTCGTGAACTGAAATATACCTGTAAAGTTTCCATCAACAAATACAGTCTTAATAACTTCGGGATCATTAATGTCCATAAATGTTGGATCAATTAATTTATACGCCTCATCATACTCCATGTCATGACGAGAGCCAATAAGTTTAAGACAACGATCAATCACAGACAAAGTTGAAAGTGAGAGTAAATCAAACTTAATAAACCCCATCTCCTCTACGTTCTTATTAATAATTCCTTGAGTAAATGATGTCTGCAAAATTCCTTTTGATGTGAATAGAGCCATCTCTCGCTTAAGATTATCACCGATGACAACCCCACATGCATGTCGACCAACGTGACGGTTTCGTCCATATAATTTCTTGATATTCTTACCCAGCTCGGGAAACTTTTCGACAAGACCTCTGTAAGTTGGAGAGACTCTTTCGATATCTTCGTGATTAATAACGATAGTTGATTTATCTTGATCGGCGTATAAGACTCTAAGTTCTGCTTCAATCTTTTTGTTTGCTTGATTGATCTCACTATTATTGAGATCATATACCCTACCTAAGTCTTTAAGTAATCCTTTGATATTAAACGTGTTGTAGGTAGAGATGCATGCAACATTATCTTCGCCAAACATTTCTCGTAGCATCTCTCGTGCTTCTTCAGAGTCCTGAAAGTCTGTATCAATATCAGGAAGCTCCAATCTATCAGGGTTAATAAATCGTTCGAATAATAAATTATGTTTAATAGGATCGAGATCAGTAATACCATTAAGGTAACACACAAGAGAACTTGCAGCTGACCCTCGACCGGGGCCCACAAGCATCTGTTTCTTTGCTTTCCTAATGATGGCACGCATAATGAGAAAATACTCTGCAAAGCCTTTATCCCTTATCAGTTTCATCTCATGGAGGAAACGTTCTTTATATTGTTTGTTCGAATCTAAACCAAGCTCTTTCATTCTCTTAATTGCTAACTCACCCAGCTTTTTATATGGACTCTCATAATCAAGAGTTGGAAGTCTTTGATGAGTATCTGGTTCAAAGTCTGAGATCATGCTATCAATAAGAAGTGTGTTATCAAAAGCCTGTCTTACAATACTCTCATCAGCATTACCACCATACAACTTGTATGCTTCCCACATCTCATCAGCTGATTTAATATAAAGCTGCTTAATATTGAAATCCCAAGAATCTCCTCGTGTCTTTACTGTTTTATTTCCACGAAGCATATAAAGAATCTCTTGAGCTTCCCAATCATCAGGATTAATGTAGTGCGCATCTGATGTCACATCAAGAGGAATACCAGTCTCTCTATGGATCTTAATGATACACTCATTGATATACCTTTGACTATCAGATTCATTAAACTGAAGCTCTAGAAAGAATCTATCATTGAATATACTACGAAACTCTTCAGCTTCTTTAACAACATCTTTCCACTCAATGTCACCATTCTTAAGGGCCCAACACTTATTTGCGATAACTCCGCCCATGCATGCTGAAGATGCAACAATGCCTTCGCCCAATTCACCTAGCATCTTCTTATCAATGCGAGGTTTCATATACATACCATCCTTATGAGCACGATGAGTTAGCTCATAAAGATTCTCAAGTCCTTGCTGATTTTGTGCTAGAAGAACAAGATGTCCTTTTCGATATAGTTCTCTTCGTTTGCCGTCAATATTTAAATTGGTAGCATCATCATCTATTGAATCTTCTGCCTTAATACGTTTTCTATCATCAGCATATGCAGCATGAGCTTCAACCCATTGCTCTAAACTATCAATACAATATGCTTCAACACCATAGATTGTTTTTACGTCATGCTTCTTACCATGAAGATAAAAGTCTGCTGTGCCATGCATATGACCATGATCAGTTAGCGCTATAGACTTAAGACCCTTTTCCTTTGCAGTGAGTACCATTTCTTCAGGACGAGACAAACCATCCATTAAAGAGTAGTGTGAATGATTGTGAATACTACTAAACTCTTTAGGTGAGCTCGACATTACTCTTGAGATTTCTTTGATTGCGATTGTGACACAGATTTTGATACTGTTGTAGTTTGTTCTTCAGTTAATAATTTCTTAGGAGAAGAAGATGTTGACCCTAATCCTTTAAGAAGCAAAACCCTCACAATATTTTCTTGTGCTTCTTGAGTATTACACTGATCCCACTTTTCACCACCAAGGGAATCAATTGATTTCTTCTCAGAAACTACATGATAAAATTCTCCGTACCCACTATTTAAAATCCATTTTGCTGCATGAATTGCTGGCTTCTCAGTTGTAGTTTTAAGTGCAACAAATCTGTACTCACCATCTTGAAACAATACTACTGGTAATTTCATTTTAATATCCATCCTTAAATCTTTTCTTTACTACTTCGTTTTTTCTACAATATTCTTTATACAATTCATCATATGAAATGTCTGACATAATACAGACTTCCATAAAGTATGCTAGCACATCACCGAGTTCTTCAACATAATGATCTCTATTAAACTCAGTATCGTTTGTTAGTCTATGAGTTTTATTCTTAAGAGTATATGTTGCTTCCCATAATTCACTATGAAGTTCATGGGCAAGTTCTTTAATCATTCGTTGACCACTCTTAGTTGTAAGATCAACTGGCCATGGTGGAAGCTTGTCTGCAGACTCAAGCATCTCCATAAACTCAAGCTGTCGCTTAAACATTTCTTCTAGTTTATCCAAGCTTGTTACCATCTTGAACCTTTTACTTTCATAACAAGACAGTCACCAATATTAGATTTAAGATCCCAACATTCACCTTGAGGATACCAATAAGCTTCTATATCAGATGCAGTTTCCTCTCTCAACTCTGCGTTATCTGACATAAGAACCATAACATCTTCACTCATAGATGCTGCAGTATTAAGTTGATTGGAGAGATTTGTATTCGTAGGATCAAGTCCTTCCTCAGAGAAGATGACCTTTTGAAAATGATTCTCTTTAATAAACTTTCTTTTAAGATTTGAAAGCTTTTCAACTGCCACAACATCTTTTACATATTTTTTAATAAAAGAAAGATTTGGGCAGCCAATTAGTAAAACTTTGTCAGAACGTTTAAAATTAATTACATTAACTATATCACTCATATTACTTCTTTTCTTTGTTACGTTTAATTTTATGCTCAAGTAGTTGATCAGCCATCCAACCAACTGTTCCAGTAAAATTATGTTTTTCTACTGTGTTACCTTCGCGTAATTGTTTTTCAAATACCATTAAATTATTTATGTCATCGATACTCTCTAGTGGATCCATTGGTTCAATAAAGCGTGTCTTATCCCAATCTTTTCTCCATGTAGTTAGCATACGTCTATATTCATTAATCATTTCCTTTGTTAGATCATAGTGATGAGAATAAATGTGAAGTGATCCTGCAGTATGAAAGTATCTACCAAGCTCAAGCTTTGGATAATATTCTTTAAGTTCAAGCAGCATGCATTCCTGAAAGAGAGTGAATGAAAACAAATCATATGTCAAACCCCAATGCACATCATTTGATCTCATATGAGCATGACAATGTAGTTTGTTCTCTCTTATAAAGAACTGAAGTGATAGTGTACATGGTACATCTTTTGATCCATTTTCATTGGCATGCCATTGATGAACAGGCTGATGAATTTGAAGTATTGCTCTTCTTGAATCACTATCGTTCTTTAATGTATTAACACATATACTCCACTGATCATAAATCAATGCACTATTAACATGACTAACAATCAATGTTCTATTATTAATCTGATTCTCAGCGGCTTTACCTTTAACAATATAACCATATGCAGAATTGATAGTAAGTCCGTCATCAGAGAATCCAGACATTCTTTTATTATAATATGATATATCTTCAAGAGAATTTGAACCTCTCCAGTACCAGAGAAATTCTCCAACAGCAAAACCATAATTCGCTTTACGCTTTATATTTGTTAAGAGTCTACTTCTTGGAGAAGATAGACAAAGACGAGGAAGTATTATTTCTTTTACTTCGCTACCTCTAGGATTACAGACAAAGTCAGGATGATCGAAGTCAACGAGTACATTATACAATAACTCATCGAACGAATCTCTAACCAAAGAACTACCAATAATATCTCTCATAGTGTTCCTTAAGGATGAATAACTTCAAGTATTTCTTCTATAGTTTTATTATCAATAGGGTGACCAGCTGAACGAGCATGACCACCACCACTATATTTAGCACAAAATTCAGCAGCGTCAAACGTATCTTTTGATCTTACGCTTACCATACCTGTGCCATCTAATTTAATTCCAATCGCACAATCAACATCATAAACTTCAATAATTCTGTTTAGGACGTCAGACTGATGATTGCTTATCAATACTGTTCCGTATTTAATACCATCTCTTTCAGAGAGACGTGTGTCTTTAATTCTGCTTTCGATGTACTTATCTTTCTTTTCAGCAAGAATTTCTAGCAATTCATGTTCATGATCTTTCCATGGCTTCATAAAAAAGTCTTCCATTGCTCGTTCAACATATCTTTCTAATCCAAGAAAATCCATCATTAAGGACATCTCATTAGATTTTCTGTGTTGCTTAAGCCACATGTCACGATCATTTGTTAGAATTGCGAATGTGTGCAGTGATGCTTTCATTAAGGGAGCTTCACCAATAACTGGTTCAGCTGGATCAAACTTGCCAAACAAGTAATCAAATAGAAGATATGTACCACACCTTTCCATGTCAATGTTGCACCAATCTCTTCCATATAAGAAGTTAGCAGACTTATGATGATCTATACAATAAACATGTGAGAATTCCTTCTCGATCTTTTCTGCAGTCTTCTCATTAGGAGCAACATCAGCTAAAAGAATTTTATCAAAGCTATTAATAAAATCACTATTCTTTTTAAAGAATGTTTCTACACCTCTACCTGCTGGAACAAACTTAATATTTTCTTTTAATCCACCAGCAGCACGAAATATTACTGCGCAACCACAACCGTCAGGACAATCTTTATGGGTTACTAAAAGGGTTTTCTTTATATTTGTTGTTATAGACATGATTTATCTGTGATTATTATATAACAGTCTCAAATTAAAATACAATTAAATCTCACACATTCCATCTTTACATGAATCTATTGCAGTAGATTCTGATTTTGCTTCATTGGCATATACAACAGCATCTTCTAACGATATTGGTGTAAGCGGTTGATTTTCCCTACTGCCTTCAGGATAAATTGTTACACCCTTAAGCTCTGGAAAATATTCCATATAAAGATCTGAAAGTTCTTCCTCTAAAGTTCCTTGAGGCACATTGATAGTTTTAGAAACTGCATTGTCTACATGCTTCTGACATATTCTCTGCATCTCGAAGTGATCACGTAAAGATATATCATGTGAACCTTGAAAGTGAGAGACATCTTTTTTCTCATTTATAAATTTTTTAAATAGTGGATGAACTACAATCTCAGTTTTTCTTTCATCATTCTCAAAATATCTACGTTCATATGCTGGAGCAAACATTGGTTCAAGACCTGATGTGACTCCACAAACAAGTGAAGTAGTTCCTGTTGGTGCGATTGTAAGAAGAGCGCAATTACGTATACCCTTTTCTAAAATCTTCTTCCGTATGGTTGGTCTTAAAGTTTTAACGAAATTAGATTTCAAGAACTTCTCCGCATCGAATATAGGAAAGCTTCCCTTCTCTTCAGCAAGCTGAACAGACGCTTCGTATGCGTAGTTTTTAATGTTGTTCATAAGTTTATCAACAAGCTCTAATCCTTCAGGACTGTTGTAACTCATTCCGTTAAGTAATAAAACATCATGCAAACCCATCACACCAAGACCAATACGTCTTTCATTTTTACATGTCTCTGCAATCTGCTTAAGAGGATAATTATTTATTGTTAAAACATTATCTAAAAACCTAACAGACTTTTTAACAGTATCTTTTAGTAGATCCCATTCAATTCCACGACCAGTAACAAACCGTGGTAATACTAAAGCTCCTAAATCACAGCAGGCGTACTCTGGTAAAAAAACTTCCCCACAATTCTTAACACATATACCAGAAGAAGTCACATAATTTTTATCATTACTTGAAGTTATAACATGATAGTTGTGATTATCATCAACGGTAATGTTGTATACATCTTCATAGCAATCAAATTCTACAGATACAACTTTATGATTATTAGAAATTTGATTTTTAAAATTAGTAAATTTTCCAAATCTAAAATTATTGCCTAAGGATTGCGGCAATTTATTTTCTTTAGCATACTCTATCCATAATTCTTGAGTAACCTTACCCTTCTGATTAAATAATTTTCTTCCGTGCTCTAATAATTGTTTGTTTGTAATTCCTGAATATCGACCATTAGATTCTCCTGGATGTGATGCAAACATTTTTTTCCATCTGCTAGTCATTCTGTGATAAGGATTTAATTTTCCTATGATTCTGTCTGCATGCAATCTTGTATGATCTTCTTTTTTCATGCATACAAGATTACTAACTGAATCGTTTAGTTTATTATAATCAGCATGATGAATATGAAACTGCTTAGCATCAACCGGACCATTAAAATATTCATGAATTAATCTATACTGTCTCCTATTTCTTCTAGCCCCTCCCGACATTTTTTTTCCAGTATTTGTCACTTGTCTGTAACCATTTGAATCAAATGAATTAAATGGAAATATGCTATCTCCTTGTTGTAAATCTTTAAGTTCTACATACTGAAGATCTCGTTTCATTATCTTGTGAATTGGAGTTGCTCTTAAAATAGTTCCATTATCTAATGTTAATTTCCAAACTTCTCTATTACTGCCAGTTTTTCTGGGATTTCTACCCATCTTTATTTCAACTTTACCTGTTTCGGTATTCGTCGAATATACGGGAATATCTTTTCCTTCTTTAGCTAACTGTTTAATAGACACTGCATTTCTACCATCTGCAGTAGCTATCATAGTATCTCCAGTAATACAGGGATTTGTACTAATTAGTGGTTTCCAATACCACACATTGCTCATTTTGTTAGCATAATGCATATTAAGTAAACCTGGTTCACCACCTTGCAATGCATTTTTAATTATTTTATTCCAAACTTCTCTTGCAGGAATTTCAGATATAACTTTATTACGAAAAGTAAACTGAAACATTCCGTTATTTTTTACCTTCTCAAAAAACTCTTCGGGGCTTCTATCAAATACAACTGAAACATTTGCATTATTAAGTTTATTTAAATCAAGCTTCTTATCAAGAAACTCTAACAGATCACCATGCGAAAGATTAAGACATAGCATTAACGCAGTTCGTCTTCCACCACCAGCTTTAATAACTGTTCCTGCAGCATCTATAATTTCCATAAGAGATACTGCACCAGTGGCAGTACCACCTGATCCGTTAATAGCAGAACCTCTAGGTCTGATAGGTGAGCAATTAATTCCTACACCACCTCCAACACCAGATATAACAATGCAATCACTTACAGTTTGTCCCCAGCCTTCTCTCGAGTCTTCCGTGGGCACAACAAAACAATTAAGTAATTGTCCCTTGGCACGACCTGCTCCATACCATATTCTGCCGCCTGGCATAAAAAGATTTTTCTTAAGAATTTCATTTGTTTCTTCTCTAAATCTTATTATGTTTTCTCCATTCTCGGCAGTAGAAACATGATTGGAAACTCTTTCACACGCTTCATCCCATTCTTCATTTTCATGAAGTGCATAACGCATTTTAAAAATTTTATTAGCAAAATCGCTTGGTGCATAGTCTTCCAATTGACAATATCTCCTATTAATCTTTTTCTACTTTTTTACTCATAAGTTGATCAAATCTATTCTTAAGAGTTTCTTTAGCTTGTTCTTTACTCCTAGAAAAAATATCCTCAACCTCTTCAGTTTGATCTAATATTCTTACTTTAACTTTTGCAGGATCCATTAAGAACGGATAAACAATACCATCAGGACCTAAACGAGATTTAGCTATAAACAATCTACCTGAATTTGTTTTCTTATCTTCAACTTTTCTGCTGATTGTCAAAATCAAATCGCATACTGTAGCTTTAGCATATGATTCAGCGATTGCTTCAAGAGTTATAATCTCTGCGTTAAGACCACTTCTATTTGTTTGGTCTGCAGTAATCACAACAAGATTCATTTCTTGAGCAAGACCACGTAGTTCTTCATAAACACTTTCAAGATCATGACGACGTTCACCATATGTTTTAGCTGATCTTAAAAGATCTGCATAGTCAATAACAACTATATCTGGTACAAAGTTATTCATTGCTTTCAAACGATTAAGATATGTTCTGATCGTTTGAACAGATGCCATCTTTGTTGGAAATTCTTTAATGAAAAGTCTTCCCTTAACTTTAGACTCAGCTTCCTTTTGAACTCTCTCTGTTTCATCTGGAATATGACCAATGTTGATACCAGAAAAATATGCATCATGTCTAATACCAATTTTATAATCTGCGATTTCCATAGAAATGTAGCATACGTTATGTCCCATCTCAATTCCGCCAGCAGAAACGTTACAAAGGAAGTGTGTCTTACCTGCACCGGTTGGAGCAATGAATGTAGAGAGTGTCTTGCGTTCCCAGCCACCACCAAATATTTTATTGAGTACTGGCCACGGAGTTGCAACTGGAGCTCTGATACTCTTCTCAGAGCGTCTGGCAAAGCCCTGCATATAATCATGTCCCATGTCCCGTGATGCACCCTTAACTACAGAGTCCATGATAATCTTTACGATGCTATCAAAGTTATTATCTGCTAAAGCATCAAGCGCATGCATCATACCTTCTTTAATAGACATCTTTCTACAGAAGTCAATAGAAGTATCTCTAATGTAACCAGCATCACCGTTCAACGGATGCTGCTTTATTTTAGCAATAAACGCATTAGTCTGTGATTCAATCAACTCATTTGTTGTTTTTCTTTTAATTATATCTTGAAGTATTTCTATAGAAGGAAATGAATTGTACTTCTGTCTATAATTAAACAAATGTGAAACTATCTCTTTAAGATAATCCTGACTAAAAAAATCAGGGTGAAGAACATCACACATCTGATCAGCATACTCGTGATCAACCAGTAATGATTGAACAACTTTCTCTTGATAATTACCATCACCAATAATATCAGTTACATGATTTACGTCTTCAGTACTCATTTATTTTCCCTGCAGAATTGATTTCTTGTTACTAAAATCTTTAAAGTTAACAAAGAAATCTGCTACATTCAATTGAATTCCATCACGAGTCAATTGTATTCTCATAGCAGTAGGTTTGTATTGTGTATCTTTTTTAAGAGCTTTCTGTCTTATTATCTTAGCAAAAAGCGGATTCATCGATTGGCTCGATAGCTGCATAATACTCACGTTATTGATAATTATTTCCCTCTGACTAATGATGCTTTTGTATTTGATATTCTTGTCTTTATTTTCATCAGCATGATTAAAGATATCTTTTAATTCGCATATTTTTTCAGATAAAAATGGAAATAATTTTATTACAGTTTTCTCTCCAATACCTTTGATACCTTTTACGTTGTCACTATTGTCTCCCATGAGAGCTTTCATGAGTATAAAATTCTCAGGCAATATATTCACCGTATCTTTTAATTCTTTTATTGTGATATACTTTTTCTTTGTTGGAACATATATTGTAACGTTGTTTGACAACAATTGGTAGAAATCTTTGTCGGTTGAAACTATAATTTTTTGATCTTCGTTATCAAGAACAAGATTACAAAGATATGCAATCACATCATCAGCTTCAAGACCATTTATTTTTATAGCTGTTACAGGTAAATAATCAAGATACTCATTAAGCATATTGATCTGATGCGCAAAACTTACAATCTGTTCATCGACATTTTCAAAATCGTATTGTCTGTTGAGCTTTGGCTTTCTACCAGCCTTGTAATCTTTGTACATCGATCTACGCTTTAGCGAGCCACCTTCTCCATCCCATATGACGAGCACATCAGTAGGATTGTTTTCTCTTATAAGTTTGTTAAGACCCATAAGAAAACCAAGAAATCCACCGATGTGAGCTCCATTAACATCCATAGTTGGATTAACTGTGAATGAACGAATGAAGAAATTCAATCCATCAATTATGATATAACGTTTCATTATCCACCAAACAGCGGCTTAAATCCTGTAGAAGGAGCTTGAACATCTTTTGCATCAATGATTTGTATACCTGTCATTTTTTGTGGAAAATAAGTCCTATAGACATTTTTGTTTCTAATAAATGGTTTAATTAATTGATTATAAAAACCAACTGGATTTTCAATAAGTGTAGACGGATCCATCCTAGTAAGAATATCATTAATGAGAGGAAATCTGTGAGTCTTACCTTTAGCTTTAGGATCCATCACTGTCTTTAAAACTTCTCTTTCAGCAACAGTTAGCAGCTTCATATCGATTGCATGGACTTTTCCTTGCCAATTGTTATGTATTACAAATGCTTCCTTAAATTTATTAGTGCTACTTGAAATATAAGTAAATCGAATTATGTCACCTGCAGTATATAACATTACTCGTCTATAGCTCCTTCAACTTCAAGCAACGAATTTTCATCAAAATCATAATCAGGAACATCTTCATCATCATATGTTACAACCATAAACTTTTCAAGCTTATCAAGAACATAATCATACACTGTTTTATCTTTCATCAGTGATGCCCACTCATTTTCTCTGAACTTTAACTCTTTACCGTCTGGCCCTGGCATTTTCATCCAGCCTCCAGCCTTCACAATAAATCCACGTTTCTCCCACAAATAATCTCTGATACTGCTCAAGTCATCAACACCAGATGAAAACAAAATATTAAACGACGCTGCTCTCTTAGGTGGACCAAGTCTAGACTTAAAGACAGTTGCTTTAGACATAACGCCTACATGCTCTTTAAGTTTTGCAGATTCACCTTCTTCTACTGGTTTACCTTTAACCAACTTAATTCTAATGGAAGCATGATATGGTACGGCCTTACCTCCTGGTGTAGTCATTGGATCTCCATACATTACACCAATTTTAACTTTAAGCTGATTACAAAATACCAATGTTACTTTATCATAACCAATAGATTTAGTTAACATTCTGAGACCCTTAGCGTGAGCCTTAGCTGCTAAGCCAATTCGGGAGTTAGGATCGTAATCACTTGTCTCAAGTTCAACTCTAGGCGGAGTTGCTGCAGTTGAATCCCAAACAATTGTAACAGGACACTCAGTATCTTTTGCTCGAGCAGCTGTTATTATTTTTTCAATTGTTTCATAACAATCTTCGATACAGCCAGGCTGCATATAAACAAGCTTCGCTGCATCAAGGCCAACACGCTTCATAAAATCTGGATTAGCAGCATTCTCAGTATCAAATAAAACTGCGATGCCACCTTTTTTCTGTGTGTTCGCGAGTATCTGAGTAGCGAGAAGAGATTTGCCAGATGCTTCTTCACCTACAATCTCAGTTAATTTACCTGCAGGTATACCACCGTTTCTTCTATTGGCAATACAGTAATCAAGAGTAGTACATCCTGTCGAAATAAAATCTTTTACTTCAGTAGGATTAGATTCATTCAAACTAAATGCTATAGGAAGATCATGACCCTTATTCATTTCTTTAATAAGGAGTTTAGTTATTGCTTCTTGTTCATTAAGCTTTGCCATTTATTCATACCTTGCGAGATCGAATACAAGATTATCCCAATCGTAGAGTGCATTCGTTTGAATGTATCTTAAAAAATCTTTAGCTGACATCAGCTTTTCGTAGTCCATAAAATTGTGTGAGTAGATTGCATTACTTCCATTACGTACTTTAACATTAAGAGACTTCTCATATAGCACCCATACAAGCTGAATACTTCCTTTATTCAATCTACCATCATATACAAACTTTCCAAATGGATTGTCAGTCAGCTGTTCGCTATCAACTTCTTCATACTCAACAAGATTTTTCGCAGTTACATATAAGCAACCATCTTCTATTGGTAATGAATAAGAATCGAATAGAGTATGCTTCATATGAATTCTACTGATGGAAATTAAATTCTCTTCTTCTTCATCAAGATTATGAATCATATTTTCTTCATCACCATTGACAATCAGTCCATCAAATGGCTCACCAACTTTTTTAATCTTATAACATTTCATATTGTCCTCGCTTGATATAAAAAGGGAGGCACATGGTGTACCTCCCTTTAATCAGATACATTTAAGTTTATAAATTATCAAATGCCTCATCAATTGATTGACCACCCTCAACAGGCTTCTCTGCAGTGTTTGCACTATACTCGGTACCAGAGTCTTTAACTATGACATCTCTTTTAACTCCAGAGTTTACAAAGCTTGTAAAAATTTTCTTTGCTTCATTTGAAGAAACTTTTGTGTATACTGTATATATATCAGGAATCTTTGCAAGAAGTTCTTCAACATCGCTATCTGATTTAAGAAGTTTTGATGGTCGCTTCTTTTCTTTTACTTCAGTAATAGGCCAAGGTTTATTATTTCCCTTACCATCTTCATTCTTTTTCTTTTGAAGATTAATAGATAGATCAAATGCTGACTTTGGATTTGTAAGAACACCAGCGCCTTCAGTACCAGTAATTGTATTGTTTTCTTCATCAACACAAATTTCAAGTAGAGCTTTATAAATTGTTGGACTAAAAGACCAAAACTTCGGTGTAAGAGATTCATCAGCACGATCTAATACAGGAACGAAATACCTTTCTTTAACATGTATGTTCCTAAACAATTCGAAATCAGCCTGTCTTACTGCTTGTGGCTTTTCATTTCCATCTGCATCATTCCAGCTTCTCAAGCTATCTGCCAAATCGCAGATGGCACAATCATCTCCAAAGTTAAACTTTGGACATAACAATGATTTTACTGCACCAAGTTCATAGTGAAATCCTAGTTCAATGAATGGTTCATCACCATGCGGATATGGAAGACATCTAACAGTATGCTCATCAGTTGGTTTCCAAAGATCATTTTTCTTTTGTGTTTTGTTTTTAAGGACAGCCAATTTATCTCTAATTTGTTGTAGGTTCATATAATTTTTCCTTGTTAATTGTGGTTGTTATTGTTAATTAATTTTACTATTTCGTTTTATACTTCTTTAATTTTTATTATAGCGGCTCCTTACTTTTTATATTCTCTAAGTTGTTAAGATGTTTTTCAAATATGTTGATTACTTCAAAATGTGTGTATGGTATATCTGCGAACAAAGTATCTCTACTTTCTTTTTTTATATAGAAGCTTTCAAATGCCATTGCAAAAAATTCAGATGGTTCTCTGTTAATATCTGGATGATAGTTGCCGCGGCATCATACTTCTTATTAAATGCTATATGAATGTTACCATCCCAATCATAGTCACCTTCAAGACCACGCTTTAGATAAGTAAAATATATGCTTTCCAATCCCTCAGTAAAGAAAAATGGAAAGTGAATCTCTTTTAAACGATTAAAAAGATTATCAATCTCTTTTAAATCTATTCCACGATGTTTCTTTATAACAGTTTTCGATTTGTTATCAAGAAATAAATCATTGTTATCTTGATAATAGCTCCAGTGATACACGGAACTTACACTTTCTTCTTAAAAGCTTTAGCGATTTTTAAATCACCCTTTGAAAATCCAGTCCATCTAATTTGTTGACCAAGCAATTCCTTGTCAACAAGCTGCCAACCTTTAGTCTCATCAACAAGTGCTATATAATCTGCTGAATTAAAAAGTTCGTACCACAAATCTTTTCCTGATTCCCATACAGTTTTTAATTCTTCGGGATTATCAAATACGGGATCATGAAATTTTGAATACACAACATCTAGTATATTTTCGCCACCATCAGATTTCATATTTAAAATATCTAGTATTTTTAGATGTTGTCTTTTTGTTATATTTATGATCTCATCATTTACCAAAATATCAATTTTTTTATTGCCACTATCTTCTTTATACTTTTCGTGTTGATAATAAATAGCTCTAATAATCTGTAATAATCCTACATCAGTTTTAGAATGTTTAGAAACTTCTTTACCAGTTAAGATTCCAACACCTATTGATTTATGAATTTCGTTTGCAATGATTTTTGCTTTATCTAAAAGTTCTTTAAAATTAGGATCTAATTCAATCAATTTTGAGCTATCAACAGAAGACAGTCCTTTATCAAGCTCGAGAGCTATTTTTTCTATTCTTCTTTTTAAATCAAGTGCTTTGCCAAATTCTATAGTTTTTCTAAAATTACCATATTTCTTTACTTCAATTTTTTCCCCTGATGGACCTTGTATATCATAGGTGTTATCAGTGCTCTTCCACTTTTCAGGATCACTATCTTTTCCATGAAACTCAAAATATAATTTCTTTTCACCAGGGCCTGTGTCAGCTTTATCTATTCCAAATGGAACGTCACTACTCTTTTCTGTCCATTTATTCCATTCACCCAAAGGTAGTGACGTTTTAATAGCTGGACTATCTTCAGCCTCATTCATGTAATCATCCTCAAAAGGAAGTTCATCATCGACATATGGCTTTCTAAATTTAGATGCGGAAGACCAGGCAGATGATTGAGCAGAACCTTGAGCAGCATGATGACCTAATCCGCCACCAATAGTACCACCACTACCAAATTCTTTTATAACACTTTCAGTCATTGACCTAAGCAAGTTTTCAAATACTGGAGGATCACCGCCTTGAGATTTTGACATACCCAAATCGTTAATAACATATTCGCTACCACGCTTCATAACATTGCCCTCATGGTAATCTGCAAACTGGATATTAGATTTTCTTAAATCAGATATCATGCCATGAATATTATATTTCTTTAATTTCCCGACAATTGCTGCGTGCTTGTTTGCTGCAACTTTTCTTATCTTATTTTCGCCAGCTGGAGACTTTGGATCAACACCAAGTTCTTTTGTAACATCATCTTCAATTTCACTGTATAGCTTATTAACAAACTGATCCCATGTTTCAGTGGCAATTGATGTTAAAAGTTTACTAGACGCATCTATAAAATTAAATAATTCAACAATCTCTTTTTGCTCAGTTGAACTAAGTGGCGCTAGTTTTTCCTGCACGATTCCGTATAGTGTATCATTAGACTTTACTTTACCAAATTTAAATACATCAAAAATCTTTACAACGTTGTTCAGTGTATCACCTGTAATACTATGACTTGCTTGAGCTTCTGTATGATCTGAAGTAACCTTAAGAACTTTACCACCACCTACATCGTATGCTATTCCTTTTGTACCAGCACCAAGTTTTCGTAACTTGCTCACATCAATAGATTTTAATTTCTGCAAGTTCTCTTGATTTGCTTTAAGAGTTGCATCAAACGCATCATCACCACCTGCTTTATCAAGACTAGTAGCTTCATTTATATCTGTTACTTTTGATAACTCATCTCTAAGAGAGACATATAGATGATCGAACTCTTGAGCATTCGAAACTATATGAGGATCTAACATCTTGCTTACTGCTACTTTATCATTTTTTACTAGAGCATCACGTATTTGAGTTGCTGAAATTCTACCTGAATCATCTATATCTCCAGTGACGCCAGGCAATTTCTCGACGTTATATAATGATGGATTAAACTCTGGAATCTTATCTTTATATTTCTCAGCACCATCGATCTGCGTTTTAAACGTATCGTATCTATCTGGTCCAACAAGAATATTGACTGCAGAATCTTGTTTGATCGAAGACTTACTATTCGATATAATATTAGAAATTACTCCAGGAAGAAACCCGGAAGATCGTCCATCCCATTCTGCCCTATACGTTTCAATTTTATTAGCAACATCAGGCAAAGACTTTTTCATCATGTCAAGTCTTGTCTCATATGAAAATGGATTCTTCTTATCTTGTTTATTTCCTGCAACTAGAATAATAACTTTTGTAAACTGTGATGCAAGCTTTCTTATAATTTCTGCATGTCCCAAATGAAATGGTTGAAATCTTCCTATTGTAACACCAATAGTATCTGCAGGATTTAAACTTTTCTTTGTTTTAGCTTCATTAAAAAGTGTTGATACAGTTTCCCTAATGATTCTTTCCAGGACACCAGGCTCCTGCCCACCAGTTACGTTCGAGAGTCCTATGTCAATAAGAACATATTCCCCACCACGTTTCATTAAATTGTCACCTTGAAAGTCGTAAAAGGATATTCCTTTTGCTTTCAGTTCTTCCCACATCTTTTTCATATTGAACTTCTGTTCAAGGGAATCAATGATCTTATCAGCTTTGCTAATGGCTTCTTTAGAAGTATCAGACTTTACATCGCCATCACCACGTTTCTTTACAACGAACTTAAATGTTTCATCAACAGCTTCATCCCATGTGTTGGCGTGCTTAAGCCATAAAGGAATTGCTGTAAAGACAAGCATCTCGTTATATTCTTTCTTTTCGCTTGCAGAAAGAGGATCTAACTTTTCCTGTACAATTCCGTATACTTCTTCTTCCTTTAACTTAAAGACATCAAATATCTTTGCGACAGATTCCATTGCTGAACCTAGAAGTTTATTACTAGCAATTGCTTCTTTCTTATCTTTAGTTAGCTTGAGAACTTTATCACCACCAATATCGAATGCAGTTCCTTGAGTTCCAGTACCAAGAACTTTTGCAGAAAGAATGTTAATCTTCTTTTTCCCTGCAAGCAATTTTGAATATTTTGTAAGAAGCTGTTGGGCATCTTTTGCATTAGCAGGATCTAACTGAGATGCTGACTGAGAATTATCTGCAGCACCCTGGTCCTGTGGAAGACTGTCTTTCTTTCCAAACAGATCACCAGCTTCGTTGGTTGATCCAATACTTTGCTCAAGTTTTTCCACTCTGTTATCTCCCATCATAAGCTTAACTAGAGCAACTCTTTTAGTATCATCATCGAATGAACTTATTTTATTCATTGCTTGATGCATACCAGAAAAGAATTCATTCATGTCTTTCATCGCATCATCTGTTCTACCAATGATAAGGTTATCCATCTTAACTTTCTTAATTGGTTTACCTTCATCATCCTTTACTGTATAATGTTGTGGCTTTTTCTTTTTATCTTCCCACTCTGATTTAAGAATGTTAAACTGTTCTTCAGCTTTATCTACAGCATTTTCAAATCTAGATGCAAAATCACCTGCCATGAATCCATTATCTTTAATGTATATGTGAAGAAGATGATCTGCTTTCTTTTGTTTTGTATCAGCATCATTTGGCCACTTAAGTCCTTGCGAATACTTTATTAGTGTACCTGAGAAGCTTGGAGTCTTTGCTACAGGAGCTCCCATAACATCATCAGCAATCATGTTACGAAGAGATTGAATAACACCTGGCTTCCATTCATCACCAATCTTAGCACCCTTACTTAGCATCTCTCTGTAGAACCATAAGAACTTATTGAGCTTAGAAAAGTATTCTTTATCAACGAGCTTTACAAGGAAGTCATCTTCAAGATCTCTAAATACTACGCCCTCAACATCTCCACCTTCAGGACCATACACAGATTTCATTCCGCGGAGCTGACCAACAAGTTTCTTTTTAACTGCTGCTTGAATATTCTTAAAGTTTTCTAGATGACCTTTGTATATTGGCTTACCATCTTTCTTTAGTTTATCTGGTAAAGACTTTACTAAATCATCATACACACTTTTAATGTCATCAAATTCCTTTTTGACATCTATCATTACATCTTCACCTGAGATTACAGGTTTATACTCAAATTGCCAGTCATCTCCCAGTGCACTAAGTTTTCCACCGGTAGGTTTGATAATGGTTTCAGCAGCTATTTTTGAATCATTTGGTTGTATAGATTCTCCACCAGCTGCTTCAACACCATGAATCATTATAATATTCTTACCATACTCTATCGAGTTGGGAATTTTAGTGTACAGCACCTCGCTGGAGACACTCTCAATCCCCTTTGGCCACGCTTTGGTAATGGCATCAGCCTTAGTTTCGAGAGCAGCATGAGCCTTCCTAAGAGCTCTGAACATCGGCTTCTCTCCCCATGCCGATGACCTATACATCTTACCACCATTCTTAGACTTTGCCCATAATCCCTGTTGATCAACTCCAAAATCCATCTTTGCAGAACCATCAACCTTTTCAGAAACTTCAAGCTTTCCATTGAACTTAATATCTTTATACTTCTCAAGCCACTTCATAAAATCTTGAGGATTAAGATCCTCAAGATGCGGTATACCTTTTGGCTTTGCTTTCTTTTCGTCGGCTTCTAAAACGTCAACGGCACCGGCTGGCGCTTCAGATATACCAAGGTCGATAACGACTATGTCGCTACCTCTTCTCATGATATTACCAGGATTATAGTCATGAAACTTAACATTAGCTCCTAATAACTCATCCATTATATCATATAACTGATATTTGTTAAACGTATTATCAACTAATTTAAAGTCTTCTGGGCTTAATTCTTCTTGAGCAATTACTTTAAACGCTTTACTTCCATGATGAAATGGCGTCTTCTTAATTTTAAGCATGACTATTTTGTCAAATGCATCTTCTAAGTCAGACTTAATAGACTCAGGTAGCGGATCCATCTTCTCTTGGATAAGACCAAACACATCTTCATTAGAGAATTGAAACACATCATATATTCTTACAACATGCTTAAGATTTTTACCAACCATGTGAGCTGATGTTGCTGCTTCTTTCTTATCTGTAGTGACCTT